TGAGGGAGAAGTCCGACACCACCCACGGGAACAGCGTGCCCTCGCCATAGCCGGAGCCGCGTAGGAAGAACGGCGTGGCCGAGAGGTCGTAGATGGCCCGGATGCCGATCTTCTCCTTGACGGCCTCCAGGCCGGAGAGCCAGACGCGGGCGGCCTTCTCGCGCTTCTCAGCTTCCTGGCGGTCCTCGCCCGTCAGTTTCTCCTCCTCGGCGTCAGGCTTGTGGCGATAGCAGTGGTGGGCCTCATCGTTGATGACGACGATGTTCTTCTTGGCGCCGAAATCGCGGCAGACGCGGCGGACCATCTCGGCGGGAGTCTCTATGAACGGGCTGGGCTTATCGTCGGCGTCGGCCACGCCGCGACGAGCCAGCATCTTCTTGGTGAGCGCGCCAGCAGCCACCTTCTCCCGCAAGAGGAAGGCATGGAAGTTGGTGATGATGATCTTCGCCCTGCCCAGTTTCTCCAGGAGGTCGTCAGGTGCGAGGTCGCGCTGAACGTAGTAGTTGCCTGGGTCGTTCGGGAGGAGGACCCGCAGACGGTCGCGGATGGTGATGCCCGGCGTGACGATAAGGAAGGCGTCGGAGAAACGGGCGTCCTGGGGATTGGCGAGTTTGTTGATCGCGTGCCAGGCGATGAGCATGGCCATGACAACCGTCTTGCCGCTGCCCGTGGCCATCTTGAAGGCGATGCGATAGAGGCCGGGGTTGGCGCCGTCGTTGGCCTTCCGCAGTTCGTTCTCGATCCAGGCGTCACCGTTTTTGGCGGCGGCCTCGGTGACGTAGATGATCGTTTCAAGGGCCTCGATCTGGCAGAAGAACAGTTTCTTCTCTCGCGCGGGGTCCTTCCAGTAGTCCAGGAGCCGCGCGGTGACCTTGTTGTTCAGGCCGGGGTAACCGCGGCCGCGCCAGAGGGCCACGCGGTCCCGCACCTGGTTGATGAACTTGTTCTCCTCGACGCGGTCCTCGGTCCACTCGGTCTCCAGCGACAACTGCTTGGTCTTGGTCTGCTTGCGGGGCTTGGCGATGGGGACGAAGTAGGAACTGGTGCGGCGGGCCTCGACGATCTCGTTGGTGATGCCCTCGTTGGTGAACTTGAAGTGCCGCCGGGGCTCCTCGAACGGCGAGTTGATGACCGGATTCTCGATGACGACTTGGCTGGGCATTCTCCGCGCCCCCTGGGCACGCGCGCTATGCTGACCGGAACCGACGCAGCCGCACCACGCGAGATGATCCGCTCAAGCGTAGCGGCTCAGGGGAGATTATACAGAGGCGCCGCTGGGAATCAACCTGCATCAACCACGGAAACAGCCACAAGGCCAACTACGCGCCGGTGACTGCACGCCGAAGTGCAACCGCCCGCAGGCCGGTGGGCGCAGGCACGACAACTATCGGCGGAAGGTGGCCAATGAAGCCGCCCATGCAGTGGGAATGGCATGCCGGTGTCAGCGAGTGTTATGACCCTTCTTCGACGCTGATGAGGTGACCGCGGGAATCGTAGTTGACGAGCATGCAGGACCAGGGGCCGTAGAAGACGCCGTTCTTAACGTACCCGTAGAGCGGGCCGGTCTTGCCGTCGGAGGCGAACCAGAGTTGAATGCCATCGCCCTGGCCGCCAGCCTCGTCCTCGCGCGGCAGGCCGTGGGCCAGTTTCCGCTCGTCATCGACGACGAGCCAGCCTTCCTGGATGGTTGACGGCGGGTCGGGCACGGTGCCGCCCTCGATGGTCTGGGCGATCTCGACCCACGACCACGCACACGACCCGACAGGGATGTACCGCACACGCATGACAGCACCGGCGGGCGGGCAGTCGTTGAGTTCCACGCGCCAGATCTTGTCGCGGACCTTGACCCAGCCGACGCCGTCGCCTTCCAGGTCCACCTTGAACCCGTCACCGGCGTCCACCGAATCGCGGTTACAGTACATACGCTTGAACTCGCCCGGCCGGACTTCGTACTCCACAGTGAACGTGTACGGCAGCGGCTGGTCGGCCAGGGTGCCGAAGAACGTATTGATGTGCCCGTCCGGCGGGATGGGCGTGGCGGCATCTTCCTGGACGAACGCGCCCGGCTGACAGCGAACCTGAATCCAGTCCTCGACCTCGCCTTCCGAGTAGTCCTTGAGGCACGGCACGAGCGTGCCATCGCCGAACGTCCCGTCGCCCACCTTGTCCAGCGCGATGTCCACGGTGCCGCCAGCGGGTGTCAGGTCCCAGTCGTCGCCGACGGCAGGTGGGAAGCCGCTGCCGGGTATCCAGATGCGCCCTGAGATCGGCTCGCCGGCCGAGACCACCAAGGCGGGCCAGACCTCGATGAAGTCGAACGAGTTCTCCATCGGCGGCAGGCCGCCGGCGGTGCTGTACTCGAACTTGTACTCGTCCTCGCCCGGATCGCCGATGAAGACCCGCACGCGCGTGCCCACCGCAATATCGTCCACGCCGTTTACTTCCTCGGCGATGCCGCTCTCGCCTGTGTCCCCGGTGAAGTCGTACAGCGGGGCGTTGGCGTCGTCGGTGATGGTGGCCCAGAAGGACTCGCGGTCCCCGCTGTCCACACCCGGGCCGTAGTGGAACCAGTATTCCTCGGCCGCGCCGGTGCGGACGGGGAAAAGTTGAATGATCTGGCCGACCGGGTTGATGTCGGAAGCGCCGAAATCAAAGTCATTCACTTCATACGCCGGGCCGTGGCCGGAGGGGACGAGGACGTGTTCGGTGCGGCGGCCGATGACGCCGACCTGGATGGCGGTGATGGGGCGGCCGGCCCGAGATTCCGCTGGAGCAGACCACGCGGCCGGCGGGGCTTAACTCAGAGGCCCGGAGTTGAACCAATACTCCACGGTCGAGCCGAACTGGACGCGGCGCATCCAAACGACCTCGCCGACGAAGCGGTCGTTCCACGACCTGGCCACATCGAGGTACTCCTGGCCGTTGTAGGCCGTGCCGGAGAGGCCCCCGGTCACCGCCGTCCAGGCGTTCTCGTAACCCGCGCCGGTTTTTTTGACCTCCTCGAACTCGTAGGTGGACCACCAGTCGCCTTCCTCCCCGAACATCGTGTGGCCCGTGATTCGCGCCATAAAGCCGTTCGTGCCGATGCCCAGCCGCACGGCGGCCCACTTCTCGCCCGTGCCGGGTTCCTTGATGAGGATTTGGGCGGCGCCGTCGGGGCCGCTCGTGAGTTTGTCGGTATCGTCGTCGGCCACATCGGCGAACCAGTGGTCCTCATCGACCACATCCACCTTGACGGGCGTGACGCCATCGACCACGGCCCGGCCGATCTTGTCTGCGGCGAGCGGCTCAGAGAGGACGCAGAACCATCCCCCGAAGTGGCCGGCCACGGTGGGGGCGATGCCGGTATAGACCGGGCGGCGGCGGAACTCGGCCTCGTTGTCGGTCGGCGTGAACACCACTCCGCTTATGCCCAGGACGGCGAATTGCGGCAAGTCTGTGTCGGTGTCGTTTCGCACGAGGATCGTGCCGGTCGGGCGGGCCTCGACGCGCCCCTCGCCGCCGGTTGCCTGCTGGGCGGCCAGCCACGCGCGCGCCATGTCGATGAACGTGTTGAAGGTCGCCGCCGGCATCTCCAGCCGCTGGCCCGGCGTGACCTTTTTCAGCATGTCGCCCATCGCTTACGTGACCTTCCGTTTCCGGTTGAAAGCCCCATCCCATCCGCGCCGCATGTTCGTTGGCCGCGCGAATCTTCGCGTCAAGTTCCGATGCCCAGTCCGGCGAAGTTTCCGGCGTCATAAACGCGCTCGACGTGGACGGACGCGGGCCGCTTCACGACGCACTTCGCGCCGCTGTCCTCGGCGTCCTCGTACTGGACCCAAAGGTACTCCCAGCCCTTCTTCGCAATGCCCGTGATGCCGCCGATGGTGAGGCCCGTGACGTTCGGACTGGCGGCGAAGCGGAAGGTGATCTCCCACGAGTCGTCGCCGCGCTGGGACCCGGATGCGCCCAGGAACAGCACCTCGCCCTCGGCGAAGCCCTTGAACGCCGCGTTGTTCGTCCTGCCCGTCAGCGCGAACAGCGTGGCCTTGTAGGAACCCGTGACGTAACCGGCGGCGAAATAATGCGTCTCGGAAAAGTTGTAAACCGGGACCGTGATGTCGCAGCCTTCGACCGAGTCGTGCGTCACGCCGACGGCCCCGCCGTAGCCGGGCGGCGTCTTGCCGGACGGGGCGTAACTGGCGATGTGGGCCTTGGCCTGGGTGACGTGCATCGTGCCGCCGCCGGTGTCGAACGAAAAACTGGACTCGCCGACCTCCTTCTTGGCGCTCGACATCCGGCCGTACTGGGCGCTCCCGTCCCACCAGTCCGACCCGTCGCCCACGGGGTCCACCCTGCACGTCTGCCGCACGAGGGTTCGTCCATCGACGGTATAGGTCGAGGGGGCGGTCGCGGCGAGCGCCGTGAGGGCCTCGTCTTCGTCCGCGGCGCCCTTGATGACGTACCGCAGTTCGGCGGTCGGGTTGTCGCCCGTCGCGGCGGGCCGCGAGTCGAATTTCTCGGTGCACGTTACGGGCACGGCGCTTCTCCCCTACTGGTAAGTCACGCCCAGGTTCGCGGCCAACTGGGCGATCTTCTCGGTGTTCTTGGCGGTTTTCTCGGTGGCGCTGGCGATGCGGTCCGTGACGCCCCCGGCGCCCATCCCGGCGGCCTCCATCGCGTTGAACGTGCCCCGCACGCCAATCGTCGCGCGGGCGGCCACGTCCGGCATGGCGGCGGCTGCATCCTCCAGGGCCTTGCGGATGGCCCGGTTGTAAGTGTCAGAGCCGATCGCGCCGGCCTCGAACAGTTCCTGGGCCTTGTCGATCTCGGCCTTGGCCCGTTCTTCCGGCGTCCGCAGGGACTCCTCCAGCGATTGCCCCTCTTTGCGGACCTTTTCGCGCTCGTCCAGGAAGTCGATCACGTCCTGATAGGCGTCGATCTCCTTCTGGGCCTCTACCCATGCGCGGTTCTCGGCCCTTGCCTGCTCCTCGGTGACATCCAGGATCGCCTGTTTCCAAGCGAGGAGTTGCCCGGCCTTGTCGGCCGTCAGGCCCATCGCCTGCACCTCCAGCCGCAGATACTCGCGGGCGGGAACGGTCAACTTCTCGTATTCCAGCATGGCCTGGTTGATAAGGTCCTGGCCCCGCGCGACGTTCGCCGCAAGTTTCGCCGCTTCCTTCTTTTGCTCATCGACCGCAATAAGGCGGAGTTTGCTTGCCAGCACCTTCTCGGCCGCATCGGCCGCCAGGTTCATCCCGGCGACCTCAACCTGGGCGTACTCGCGGGCGGTCATCGTGGCGCGCTGGAGGGCCTTCTGGGACTCTTCCACGGCCTTGAGGCCGCGGTTGTGCTGGTCAACTGACTCGTCGCGGATGCGCTTGGCCGCGGCGGCGGCGTTCGCATCGTAGGGCTCAACGCCGGCACCTAACGAGCGAAGCGCGACCCAACGGGCCGCAGCGTCCGCCCCGGCCCCCAATTCCTTGACAACCTCGCCCAGACCAAACGGCAACGACTCGGCGGCCTTGCGCGCCCCCTCCATGTCGCCCTGGAACAAGCGACTGAATATCTGGGCGTCCTTGATGGCAACGCGGGCCGCCTGCACCCCCACGGCGAACCGCATCCCGGTTCCGCCGATGTCCATGCCTCGGAACGTACCGCCCAGGAACCCGCCGCCCTCGCGGCCCTGGGCCATGACCGCCGCCTCGGTGCCGCGCGTGAGGGCGGGTCCGCTGTTCTCGGCCACCCACTGGCGGAGGCGGGCCTGGCTCTCCTTGAGGCGGCGCTGCATCGGCAGGTCGTCGGCGGTGATCTCGACGTAGGCGGCGCCGGCCCGGATTCCACCTGGGGCAACCATCGTTCACCAAAGGCAGAATGCAGAAGGCAGAATGCAGAATTCTATATTCTACATTCTTCATTCTTCATTCTGCATTTCCTTTCGTTACGCCGCCCGCACGCTGGCGGCCCAGAACTTCGGGAGGCTCGGCGCGGCCACGGCCAGCGCCGGCCCCATGAAGGGCCTGGGCGCATACGTGGCCAGGTACGACGCGGGGCCGTACAGGACCTCGTTGAGTTCATTCGCGCGGGCGACTTGGGCGCCGGTCCGCAGGCGCGCGTAGGTCACCATCACCGGGCGCCCGAAACGGTCGTAGCCGAAGTGGCTCGTTCTGGCGGGCCGGCCACCGATGCGGATTTCACCGCCGGAACCGATTTTCCGGACCCGGCGGCGATTGTTCCTGACCACACAAGAGCCGCCGAACTCGTGCAGCGACGGGACGTTGATGCGGGACGACAAGCGCACCGGGCCGATGACGACGCTGCCGGCGGCCGGGTCGTAGGCGTAGTAAAGGAACTCCCGAATCCACGGGTGCGGTCGGACGGCGTGTGGCGGCTGGCCGGGAGCAGACGGGGCAGGCTCGCCGGTGAGGTGCTTGCGGTCTCCGGCGGCCACCTGGCGCTGCTGCTCGCGCAGGCTGGTGACGTAGCGCATGCTCCGCCGCGCGATCGTGCGCACCAGGGCGCCCGCCTTGGACAGGGCATCGGCGGTCCGGGTGCCGATGAACTTACGCACCCTCTCCCGGTCCAGGAACCAGCCCTTGCACGTGAAGGTCAGGTTGAATCCGGCGCGTGCCATAGATGCCCGCCTAGAGCGTCGCCTTGATCGCCTTCACCGTCGCCTGGCTCGCGGAGTCCTGCTCCAGTTGCATCGAATCGTTGAACAACTGGCGGATCATGGCCCTCTGGTCGGCGGTGAGGTCCGTCCGGGCGGAGAGGGCGTCCTTGAACCGCTGGCCGCCGCTCACGGTCTCGACAAGGGGCTGTTCGACGGCCGCCAGGCGGGCCTTGCCCACCGCGGATTCGACGAGGCTGCCGACGACCGGAAACAGCGAGGCGAGGAATCGCAGGAGGCCGCTGATAATCGGCTTGGCGGCGGGGACAAGGAAGTAGAGCACAGCCCCGCCGATAACAAGGAAGATCAGGATTCCGCCGATGCTGAGCGCCCAGTCTTTCGCCTTGGCCAAGAGCATCTGCGTCCAGGTGCCGCCGCCGGAGGCGCCGATAAACTTGCCTTGCGTGCCCTCGGTCGTCTCCACGCCGGTCGTCGTAATCTTCGTAGCGGGGGTCGTTGATTCACCGACCTGCATCGGCTTCTGCGAGACGATGGCCTCCCCCGCGCCCACGCCGTAGCCGGAGAGGATGCGCGTGATCTTCATTTCGCGGGAGACCAACTTGCCCTCGCCCGTGTACTCGGTGCTGGACGGGGTGATCGTCTTCTCGATGGCCACGTTGCCGGCGTCCGTGACGGGCGCCGGGTCCGGGGCGACAGAGGCCGGCGCATCACAGCCGGCGCAAAGTGCGGCACTCAGAAACAGCGGAATAAGCGTCTTCATGGGTTCGCCTTCAAAGGGGTCAGGGTTATCGTTCCGTCCGGCGCCTGGCGATACAAGTACAGTTTGCCCTCCACCCGGACGCACTCCGTCTGTTGCTGAAAAGGGCCGGGGGCGCTCTGCCGCTGATAGCGGTACTGGCTGCCCGGACCCACGGCCTTCGACGCGGAAGGGGTGACCTCGTAGGTCTCCCTCACCGTGCCCATCGAGCAGCCGGCATTCAGCAAGCCGGCCACCAGGATTGCGGCTATGAGAACCTTCATGCGTCAGCCTCCCTTTCTGTCCACAAAGACCTGTTTCAAGAGTCCCATGTTCGCCTTCGTGAGCGGGATGCCGGCCGGGCGCCGCGTCTCATACGGGTTGAAATCCGCCGGCTTAAAGGCCCGCGTGCGCTTCGGGTCGCGGTTCACATTGGCAATGAGCGCCAGGAGGCTCGACATCCGGCCCCACTCATCCCGCCCCCGGCCCTCGGCCATCCAGACCAGTTCCCGCAGCGTCAGGGGGTTGGGGTCGCAGCCGCAGACGCCGGCGAGTCGCCAGATGAGCCGCCAGGCCGAAGGTCCGCCGTTTTCGTGGCGGGCGTCTCTCGCGCCGCTTCGATCAGGGGCTTCATCGCCTCGGCCGCCTGCGCGAGGGCCGCTTCCTGCTCGACGATCTTCCTGGCCATCCTGCCCAGCGCCCTGGCCCGCTGGGCGCTCGGGAAAAAATCCAGGAGTTCCTTGAGGAGCGCCGACGCCGCTTCGTCCAGCACGCCGCCGACCATGGCGCGCCCGAAGTCCTCATCGGTGACGCCCTTCGCGTCGGCCTCCGGCTTACAGAGGGCGAAGAGCACGTCCACCAGGAGGCACGGGTCGTCGGCCAGCCGCGAGAGCAAGTCGCCGTTGGCCACGTCCAGGAGGTCCACGCCCAGCACATCGCGGACCCGCTTCACGGCCGAGACGTTGATGACCAGAGACCACGTGCGGCCCTGGCTGTCGGTGAAGGTTTTCATGCTGACCCCTTACGCCTCCGGTTCTTCCTCGATCACCTCGTAGACCGGCGTGTTGGCCGAGTACGTCGGCTTTGCTGTGACGCTGACCGTGACCGCCTGCTCCAGCGGTTCCGAGCGCTCGAACTTGAGGATGGCGCAGTCTGCCTTGAAGACCTCCGTGCCCGCCGGGAACGTCCCGCCCTCGCCGAGCGGATTGTCGGCCATAAGGAGGCCGATCAGGGTGCCGCCGAAGTAGGCGTCCTTGACGGCCTGGAAGGCTTCGCTCGCCGTGTCCCAGACCATCTCGAACTCGATGCTCGCATCCGTCAGGGTTCCGACGGTCTGTTTCCAGCCGCCCGAAGCGCGGGTGGTCACGTCGGCCTCGCCCTTGGACGTGTTGAGTTTCACGTCCTTGACGATGGGCAGTTCGGTCCAGGTCGGCGTGCCGCCGATGCCCGCCGCACAGTAGTACAACTTCATTTCGTCGCCGAGTTTCACGCCCATGACTGTCTCCTTTCAGCCCGGCTCATCTACGCCGGCAGGTCTTCAATCGTCCTTCCTGCCTGCCTGCCGCAGGCAGGTTCAAGCCGCCATCGGCACGCACGACCCTGATGCCGGGGCCGGGCACTTGATGACGCCCGCCCCGTTGCCGGTGTCGCTGCCGCTCGACCCGAAGCGGTAGAGCGGGTTGGCCGCCGTCAATGCGAGGTTTGTCACTACCCCGCCATGAACGTGCGCCCCGGCGGAGGTCAAGGAAGTTGTAGCGTTCGCCCCATTGATTGTCGGGTTGCCCGTCGCCAGGAGACTCGCTGCACCGAAAGCGGCCCTCTTGGGGAGCGTCATGGTGCCGCTGAAACTGCACGAGCCGCCGAACGTAATGGAGTTGCTGGTGCTCGTCCCAGAAACGCCTAGGCCCTTGAAGGTGTGTTTACCAGCCCCCATGACAATGGCGCCCGCCGTTCCAGCGCTCGAGTTTCCGAGGTAGATATCTTCGGCCGAGAGGGATTCCACCACGACTGTGGCCAAGGCCATCCCCGCCGCAGCCCCGAGGTTGTTGATGGCGAGGTCGCCTCGGTTGGTGCTGCTGAGAGTGCGGAAGACGTTGCACGTCAAGGTCCTGGCCGACCCCGCCGGTTCGCCGTAAACGTAAGAGTCGCTGATATTCGTGGAAGTCCTGACGATGTTTGCGTTGCTCACGCTGGCGGTAGTGAGGTAAATCTTCATGTCGCCGCCGTTGCCGGTGATGACGCCCGACGCCCCATAGACGAGGAACTCATCGGCGGTCGGGTGCAGAACAAGGGCGTGAGATACCGTGTTCAAGGTGCCGTTGACCGTCATCGCCCTGACGTTAAGGCCACCGCTTTGCGTCGCCGTCGCGCCGACGTTGACCGTGAGCGAGTCAAGCGGGTGGGTGGCCGACGACCAATAAAACTGCGCCATCGTGACACCGGCGGGGACGATGGCGTGAACGGTGCCCGCCCCGCTGAGTCCCCCACCGGCAAGACCGCCGGCACCCACCGTCACGTCTATTCGGATAGTGACCGTCGCGCCGCTGGTGACGAGAAACAGTCCCGCGCCCATCGTCAAGGCCAGCGGGCCGGTGGGGGAGAACGTGCCGCCCGTGAGGCTGAAGGGGCCGCCGCAAACGAACGTCCATGCCCCGGCGCTCTGCGCGAAACCGCTCGCGCCCGTGGTCACGACCTTGCCGTTGAGGTCGAGCGTCCCCACGTCAGACACGGAAAGGCCAAGGACAGATATATCGTCCCCGAGCGTGACGGTTTGCCCCGCTCCGGCACACACCAAGACCATCAACTCTGGGGCGGCCCCGCCGAGGTTCAGGTTTCCAGGCACATCGCAGTACAGGGTCGAACCGGCGGGGCAGGTGTGCGTGACGCTGAATTGGGTCGCCGCGGGCTTGGCGTCGAAGCCGCCGCTGGCGTACTCCCCGCCCCAATTCATCGCCGCCCCGTTCGCCGTGGCCTTGATAGGCGCGGTGGGACATTCCAATCCATAGCCGTCAGTCAGGTCGAGAGTGCCGGAGAGCAGCAGCGGGTCGGTCGCGTGGTCGAGGTAGAGGTATCCGCCGGAGTAGAAGGCGACCGTGCCGAGGGCCTCGATGGCGACGCCGGCCGACACGGCGCCGTATTCGCTGGCGATGTACGCCGTGCCATACGGCTTGACTACGAGACTGGAGTAGTACAGGCAGCCTTCGAGTTCAAGGATGCCGTGGACGACGATTGACGAAGAACCCGCACCGTCTCCGTAGTCGGCGTCAATGCACACAGAATCGAGGTGATGGGTCGAGTCGCCAATCGTCAGACAGTTCCACGACCATACTCCCATATAATCCGGGTCCACGAACTGTTGGGGGTAATAGCCGGACCAGGGACCAGAACCGCCGATGTTGCGAATCGTGATGTCGTAAACCTCGCCAGAGACGGGTGGGTCATACAGCGGCAACAGTGTGTCTGAGTTGTCGAACTCCAGGGCGGCGCCGGTGACAGGGTCATAGGCCGGGTCCCAATTGTCGGCGGCGTGGAAGTATCCGGGGTCCGTACCGGTGTTTATCCACTTCTGGGTCATGGTTCAATCCCCTCGCCAACTGCGGCCTTCGGCTGGGGAGGGACGTGCTCCGCCTTCACGCTCTCGCGGAAGATGGTGCGGTTGTAAACCTCCACCACGCTATCGGCGGCCGGCGTCACGGTGTCGTCAAAGGACACAGTGTCCACGCCGTCCACTTCGATGATGATGCGGACGCGGGACGTCTTGGCGACGTATGCGCGGGTGCGGGCGACCGGCGTGCCGTTCGGCAACCGCACGTCGGCCAGCGTCGCCCGGGTGTTGACGGCCACGACGCCGGCGGGCGTCTTTTCCCACGGGGTCAGTGCCATGCCAAGCCCCTTACGCTATCGCGTTCCACTTCATCGTCGCGTCCGACCCGCCGACCCGCCGAAGGTGCAGTTTGGTCGCCCCGGTGCAGGGGATTCGGAAGTTGAGATTCGGCTGGTACGGCACGCCGTTGTTGCTCGGGGCGCCCGACGTGGCATCGGCCACGACGTAGGCCGCCACGTCGAGCAGAAAGTCGATGAAGTTGGTGCCCGCCGGAATCGTGACCGCCGCGAGCCAGCCCGCACCGCTCGTTACCGCGTCGGCCTGTGGGACGCCGACGCCGCCCTGCTGCGCGGGAGCATCGAGGGTGGCAACGATGTCGGCCAGGCTCTTCGCGGCGGCACCGGCGCCGGTGATCGCCTGGACATCCAGGTCGATGAGGTCGGCCGTCAGGGTCACGCCTGAGGCGTTGACGGCGAGTTTGCCGTTGGTGATCAGGCCGGCCAGGGCCGACAGACACATTTCGATGACGGTCAGGCTCGTCGCCTCATCCTTGGTGACCGTCGCCTGCACGAGGGGCACTTGCGTTGTGCTCATGGTCTCTCTACCTCACCACGCGGAACGTAAGCGTCAGGACGCTGGTGAACTGCCGGAATTCCTCCAGGTGCTCGGGCGCGTAGACCGGCACGTTGTCGGTCCGCACCCAGATCGCATCGGGGTACGACGTGAGGCGCCGCAGGCGGAAGAAGTCGGCGATCTCCTCCACCAGCGCCATGAGGGCATCCAGTTCCGTGTTGTCGCCCGTCTGGAACTTCTGCTGGACCGCCACGTCAATGGCGTAGTCGTACTGGTTGCGGCTGCGGTCGGCCCGCTCGATGGTCACGCCCTTGGGCACGACCGAGACATGGAGCGTCTGCATCTCCCCCAGGTCGAAGACGGGCCGGTAGTAGCGCACGGCCGTCAGCGACTGCGAGAAGGTGTGACCGTTCAACTCGGCCACGACGGCATCCGCGATGTTCGTGATGACGGCCACTTCGTCAGCCTCCAAGCGCCCGGCAAACCATGGCGCCAGCGGCACCGCCCAGGAGACCACTGCCGAGCATGAACCCGATCAGCGCCGACAGACGAATCTCGATCTTCGCCACGCGCAGGGCCACCGGGCACGTCTGCATGTGCTTGAGCAGCGCCCGGTCAATGACGCGCTCGACCCACGGCTCCAGCGGTTCTGTCACTTCGTTGGGCTTCATGTGTCCTCCACTGCGATCTGCCGCGTGTGAATCCGAAGCGTCCGGCGGTACACATCGCTGAATCGGTAGTGCGGTTCCTTCCCCGGCGCCATGACCTCGTACACGAGCGTCTTTCCGTCCTGCGTTTCCCGGACGCGGTCGCCGCGCTCGGGCAACGTCACCGCGCCGCCGAGAACCAGGTCCGCCGCCGGAATGAGAAAGTCCCGCGATTCGCTCTGCTCGACAACACCGTAGGCATCCGCGATCTCAAAGACCGTCCGGCCAACCGTAGCCGCAACCTCGACCGACTCCTCGCCCCGGCAGTACGTCACCGGCCGCGCCATGTGCTTGGCGCGCATCCCGTCGAGCCACGCCGAGGCTTGCTCCAGGAGGTCGGCCACGGGCGCTCCTTACACCGTCGAGAGCGTGCAGCCGTCGTTCGACACCACCGACCACCGCTTGTTCGAGCCGTTGGCCTTCGCCACCAGCAGGATCGCGTCGCCGGCATCGTCCAGCGTGATCGTGTTGTTGCCCGTCTGGTTGACGGTCGTGGCGCACGTGATGACGCAGTTGCCGCCATCCGTCTTGAGGGACACGAGCAGCAACTGCCCCAGGTACGTCGGGGCGGCCAGGGTCCGCGTCTCCGCGCCGGCGGTCACGAGGTCGCAGTGGCCGCTGTCGGTCACCGGTATCGCCCCGGCCGCGCCCGGATCGGCCAGGTCGGCCGTCAGGGCGTTGTGGACAGTGTTGATGAGCGCGACCGGCCCGCTCCAGAGGACGCGGACCGTCTCGTCCGTGGCGCCGGCCGCCGCCTGGGCGAACCCGATGAAGGTGTTGCCCCCGGCCGTGGTAGTGGCGCAGCCCGTGCCGGCCGTGCCCCCGTAGGGGTTGCCGTCGGCGTCCCAGTAGAGGGCCGCCCCGAGCGCCTGCTGCTCGTTGGCCTTGACGACATCGAAGATGCCCTTCACGGCCAGCGCCCCCAGGGCGCCCGCCGCGATGGGGGTCTTGGCCACGCCGATCATCGAGCCCTGGACCACGACCTGGCCGGCCGCCACGGCCGACACGGGCGTGTAGTCGATGCTCTCGCCGACCTGAACGAATGCGGCCTGAAAGTTCTGAGCCATGTTTCACTCCTTTTCGCGCCCATCAAGATGGGCGGCTGGTGCTGTTGTCGTTTCCGTTCAATCCGCAATCCGAAATCCGCAATCCGCAATCGGCTTACGCCTCGCCTTTGCTCTTGATGCCGCCGCGCGGGTCCTGAAGCGCGATTCCGAAGTCATGGAATCCACGCATCTGGATACCCAGGACGTTGAAGTCCGCCTCGGCCGTCTCGATGGTGGGCGACTCCTGGCCGTTCAGGAACGCGACCTCGATGACCGGCAGATCCGCCGGCTCCGCGAGGAGATACCACGCCTTCGCGCTCGCCCCGGTGTACTTCGTGTTCGCCAGGTACCGGCTGACCTCGGACCGGAACTTCCCCTGGTGCGGGTTGGCGATGGGGTATTTGGTGCTGGCGGTCGTATCGCGGATCTCCAGCGACTTGAAGAGCTGCGTGCCCATCGCCGAGAGCGCGGTGGGAACGAGCAGGATGGCCGGCATGATGCCGATAGGCTTGCCGTCGGAGTCCACCTGGTCGAGGAACGTGACCTCGGCCTTCGTCAGGCCGTCAATCGTGAGGGCCGTGTCGGCGCCCGAGATGTAGTTCTTGTTGCCGCTGGTGAAGAACGACGAGTTGGCCAGGAAGATGGTCCAGAACACGTCGTTGATCTTGAGGCCCGAGCCGCGGCCGAGTTTGCGCGGCACGAGGGTGATGGCCCCGAGGTCGTCGTTGATCATGTCCCGCCGGTCAATCGACAGGAGCAGGCCGAACGTGTCGGCCTTGTTCGTGTACTGCTCCTGGCCGAGGGTGCCGTGCTTGAGTTCCCCGCCCGGCGCCACCGGCTGATACTGGTCGGCGCCGATGAGGCGGTAGGACGTGACCGTCTTGAAATCGCCGACGTTTCGGACGGCGCAGATGTTCCGCCAGGTGCGCTCGACGCTGAAGAAGCCGTCGAGGAGGAACTTGTTGGCGAGGTTCGACAGGATGCCGCCGATGTCCACCGTGCTGAAGCCGGCCTGGATGTCCTTGCCGAACGCGAACCGCAGCACCTCGCGCGAGTCGCGGAAGTTGCGGCCGGTGTAGCCGTTGGCCCACGCCGCCTCCAGCAAGAGTTCCTGGAGCCCGATGCCGCCGCGGAACCGGCGGCTGGCCGCGTCGAGGGTCTTCTCGTCGTGGACCTTCTCCACGTCCGCCAGGCGGGCCGTCAGCATGCACGCGGCCTCAAGGACGGTGCCCGTGAGGGTGTTGTCCACGACGTGGGTGGCCGGGGCCTTCGGCCGGTCCGCCCGCAGGACCTCCAGTTCGGTCTTCGTCACGTCCCAGCCCTCCCGGAGGGCCTTGGCCGCGATGTCGGCGTGGTCGGTGCCGCAGACCTTGCGAACGGCGGCGATCCGTTCCTCCTCGGCCGCTGCGCTTGCACGCATGTCGGCCACGGGGTCGATGACGAGCGCGGCATCAACCGGCGTCGCGCCGGCCTTGGCCGCAGGAGCCGCCTGCGCCTCGACCTTGGCCGGGGCCTTGTCGGTGCCTGCCTGCATGGCCGGGGTCTCTTTGCCCGCGCCGGGATTGCCCGCGCCGGCTGCTACGATCTCGCCCTGCTTGTCGGTTTTCGTCGCGTCCATGATTTCCTTCTCCTTTGCCGCGGCTGCCAGCCGCGCGCTGGTCTGCCCATCGGCGCCCAAGTCCACGAAACTGATCTCGCCGAGCGTCGCCCGGCGGACAACGTTCACCGGTCCCTGAAACTCCCGGCCGTTGACCCTGACGGCCTGGCCTTCCTGCACGAACTCAAACTGCTCGACGGCCGCCCCGATGCTGGCCTGCCACGGAAAGCCGTTCCTGGCCGACACGACGATCTCCCGCGCCGCCGCCGTGTCGCGGGACACGAGGCCCGCGGCCACGAGCCGGCCGCCCTCGACGGCGATGCGGTCCGTGTGGCCGACGCCGCTTGTGGCGTCGTGGCCAAAACGCACAGGCCGAGACTGCGACGGGATCGCCATCCCCGCCAGGTCCACGACGACGGGGTAGCGCCAGCCGGCGATCTTCATCAGGCCGCCCGTGTAGGCGACCATCGTGAAGCGCGGTAGCGGCGACTTGCCGCCGTCCGCCTGGGCGGAGGCTTCAATCTGCATCGTGGCCACAAGGGCCAGTGATTCAGGCGGCTTCTCGTGCGTCTCCACGGTCTTCCTCATCTTGCGTCTGGGGCGCCGGTGCTTTCGGCTGCGCCTCGGCCACGGTGAGGCCCAGTTCCTTCATCAGCGCCACTTCCTTCGCCCGCTGCCGGAGTTCCGTCTCCCAATCCTTGCCTTCCTTTGCGTACTCACTGGCCAACGTGGTTGTGTGGCTTGCGAGGCGCGTCGCCTGGGCGTTGGCTTCCTTGGCAGGGTCCACATGCTCCATCCCGTCCCAGAACCACTGGTGCGGGTAGTCGAGGAGGGCCCTCGCCGACGCCGGCAGAAGGCCTGGCACCCGCACCGCCTCACGCAGCCAGGCGTCGAGAATCCGGTCGAGCACGACGTCTTCAAGGTGGGCCTGTTCCACGCGGATGGACTTGAAATACGTCTGGTGGTCGAGGCGTCCGCTGGCATAGTTGTAGGCCGACGAATCGCACAGGGCGATGTTGCGCGGCATGTTGAGGCACCGCGCGGCCTCGTTGAGTTTCTCGCGGACGAACTCGACGTAGGTCGTCGCCGGCTGCTCGGGCCTGACCTGGCTCATCTTCCAGCCGCCGGGCAGCGTCAGGAGCATGTTGCGCTCGAGTTCGATGGTGTCCATCGGGTCGATGGGCTCGGCCTCGCCGTTGGGCGGAGCGTCCGTCTCGACCGTGCCGGAGATGTTGGCCGCCGTCTCGGCGGCCTCCAAGACGGCCGACGTGAAGCGCCGGAGTTGCGCGAAGATCGGCAGCGCGGGCGTCAAGTCCGGGATGCCGCGGTGCTGGCCGGGGCGGTCAGCGCGGAACCAGTGAATCACTGACTCCGCCGGCACGCGGTCATAGTCGATGCCCAGGGACGCCTTCGCCCCAGGATGCGTCTTCAGGACATAGTACGCCACCGGGTTGCCGAACGGGTCAAAGGTGATGCCATCGGCAGCGCGGGGGTCGGCGAAGACCGCCTGGGAGAAGTCCGGCGTGGCGACCTGGTCGGCCTCGATCAGGCGCAGGTCCAACGTGACCGGCAACGGCAGGTTCTCGTTCGAGATCAGGAGTGCAAACGCCTCGCCGTCCTGCGCCCTGGCCATCCGCATGGTCCGCAGTTTGGCGGCCAGACCGACGCGCGTGGCCCAGCGCATGAATTCCTGTTCGATCGCGCGGTTGGCATCGGCGCCAGCGGTAAGCATCTGGAGGCGCGGTCCTGTGCCGACAACGTCGTTGGCCAGCGTCAGAATGATGCCGCGAACGTAGGAGTTGTTGGCGACCTCGTACCGCGCCCGGTTCCGCAGGATGCGACGGACCTCGGCGCTTGCAGCGGCGTCGGCCGACAGGCCGTCGGCCCCCGCCCAGTGCCGGCGGTTGCCGTCAGTCGTCTGCGCGGCATCGTAGCGCCCGCGGACGAAGCGCACCGCCATCCGGAGCCCCCCGCCAGCGGGCTTTGCGAAGGCACGGATGCGTTTGAGCCACCCAAACATCACGCTGCTCCCGGTGGAACCACTTTCGTGAGGCGAATTCCCAGGCCCTTCGACCGCGCGGCCTTCTTCGACGCCAGATACCTGTCCGCCGCGATCTGGTCGGGGATGCTGTGCTGCTGCATGCTCCCCGAATCCCCGGAGGCGGATTTCGGCCCCTCGGCATTCGTCCGAATGGCGTCGTCCAGTTCGTCGACCACAGGTCACCCGCCGACGCCGCAGAGGCTCTGCCGCTCGTACCGCCGCTCGCGGTGCGCGAAGCTGTTGACCGCCCGGACCGGGTCGCGGCCCGCAAGGAACGCAACCCAGGATTCCTGGACAGCGTCTTCCTTGGCCTCCCTGGGAACGAGCCGCAGTTCAGCCAGGAGGCGTTCCGGCTTGCGGGTTGG